GGCTATCAAGAAGAAGACCACGAGCAACGTCCCGGCCGTCAAGGACGAGACGAACACCCTCCCCGTTGCCCACGGCGACTACGAGGACTTCGGAGGCGAAGGGTTCGACAACCAGACGAACGAGGACGTCTCTATCCCGTTCATCAATCTGCTCCAGGCGATGAGCCCGGAGGTCCAGCCCGACGGCGTCGAGGGCGCCAAGGCTGGGATGTACATCGACTCCGTCACCCATGAACTGTTCGACGAGATCGAGTTCTGCCCGGCCCTGTCGCAGCACGTCTTCGTCGAGTGGATCCCCCGCGACGCTGGCGGCGGCATCGTCGCGACCCACGACATCAACAGCGAGGTCGTCGCGGAGTCCAAGGCTGCGGCCAAGGCTGCCGGCCTGCCCTACGGCAAGTTCAACGTCGGGACGAACGACCTGGTGGAAACCTTCTACCTGTTCGGCGTCGTCTCGATCGAAGGCGCCCCGCGCGGCATGGCCGTCATCGCTTTCACCTCGACGAAGATCAAGGCCTACAAGTCGGCGATGACCCGCCTGCGCTCGTTCCAGGTTATCCTGGAAGACGGTCGCCGGATCAGCCCGCCGATGTTCGCCCACCTTCTGAAGCTGTCGACGAAGGCCGCGAAGAACCCGAAGGGCACCTTCTACGTCCCGGCGATCACGCCGGCCATCGAGAACGACGTCTCCAAGAGCCTGCTGGCGACGGCGGACATCCGCTTCCAGATGGCGAAGGAATGCTACGACATGGTCAAGGAAGGTCGGGCATCCGCTGATACGAAGGGCCAGGGAGCCGCTGCGACCGAAGACCCCGAGGAGGATATGCCCTTCTAGCCTCGGTCGCTGAACGCGACCACCGAGGGCGCCCCGTTATGTGCGGGATGGGGCGCCCTTATTTTTCACCCCGCAGGGAAGGGAAACACCCGATGAAATGGAGCCCACAACAAGACGCCGCCCTTCGGGCCGTCAGCAGATGGTTGGCGGACCCGAACTCCTACCAGGTCTTCCGCCTGTTCGGCTACGCCGGCACCGGGAAGACGACGCTGGCGAAGCACCTGGCCCAGGACGTCAACGGCACCGTTCTGTTCGGCGCCTACACCGGGAAGGCGGCCCACGTTCTGCAGCAGAAAGGCTGCCCCGCGCAGACGATCCACTCGATGATCTACCTGCCCCGAGGGAAGTCCGCCGAACGCCTGCTGAAGATGCAGCAGCGCCTGCTGAAAATGGACGACGATGACGCCGGCGCCGAGGACCTGGTCACGGAAATCAAACTGGAAACAGAAAATCTGAATCGCCCTTCGTTCACCCTGAACATCGACAGCCCGGTCCGAGGCGCCGACCTCGTCGTCATCGACGAATGCTCGATGGTCGACGAACGGATGGGCGAGGACCTGCTCCACTTCGGCGCGAAGGTTCTGGTGCTGGGCGACCCCGCCCAGCTGCCCCCGGTCCGAGGCGGCGGATACTTTACCGAACGCAATCCGGACGTTCTGCTCACGGAAATCCACCGGCAGGCGAAGGATTCTCCCGTCATTAAGCTGGCTACTGACGTTCGATGCGGGATAAAACTGTCATTAGGATCCTACGGCGAGAGCCGAGTCGTCAGCGAGATCGACTCGGACGACGCGATGCGCGCGGACCAGATCCTGGTCGGAACGAATCGGATCCGGCGCCTGGTGAACATCCGGATGCGGCAGCTGCGAGGCTTCGACGGCGTCACCCCTTGCCCCGGCGAGCGCCTGGTTTGTTTGCGGAACAATCACGAGCTGGGTCTGTTGAACGGATCTATCTGGACCGTCGAGCAAGCCTACGGCGATGACGACCCCGTCGTCCTATCGCTGCGGCCGGATGAAGAGACCTGGACCCAGGACGTCCTGGCCCATCGCGCTCACTTCGCCGGCGACGACCTGGAACACTGGACCCGACTGGAAGCCGAGGAGTTCGACTACGGCTACGCCCTGACCTGCCACAAGTCTCAGGGATCCCAATGGGAAGACGTCCTGATCATCGACGAGTCCGCCGTCTTCAAACAGAACGCGAACCGCTGGCTGTACACCGCAATCACGCGGGCAGCCGAACGAGTGACGATAAAAATATGAGCAGAAGGAGCTGGGAAATGCTAGGACCACAACATCCATTCTCTGAATCATTGCACGCGCAGAAATATCGGGCCTCCGGGGAATCATTCCGGGAGGCGATGAACCGCGTGGCGAGTTCGCTGCAGGACAGCGAATCCCACTACCATTCCTTCCGCGATCCGCTTCTCGACATGCGCTTCATGCCGGGCGGCCGGATCCAGGCGGCGATGGGATCGACCCGCGACGTCACCCCCTACAACTGCTTCGTCAGCCAGACGATCCAGGACTCGTTCACCGCCGGCCAGTCGTCGATCATGGAATGCGCTACCCGCGCGGCCGAGACGATGCGACGCGGCGGCGGGATCGGCTACGACTTCTCAACCCTCCGACCGCGCGGCGCCCTGATCCGGAAGCTTCAATCCAGCTCGACCGGGCCAGTCTCCTTCATGGCGATCTACGACGCGATCTGCAAATGCGTCTCGTCCTCCGGCCACCGACGCGGCGCGCAGATGGGCGTCCTTCGCGTCGACCATCCGGACATCGAGGAGTTCATCCACGCCAAACGGGAACGCGGAAAGCTGGAGGGCTTCAATATTTCGGTCGCGATCACCGATGAATTTATGCTGGCCGTCGAAGCCGGGAATAAATTTGAACTGCGCTTCGAAGGGCACGTCTACAAGACGATCGACGCCCGCGCCCTCTGGGAAACGATCATGCGATCCTGCTGGGACTGGGCAGAGCCCGGCGTCATCTTCATCGACACGATCAACCGGATGAACAACCTGGCCTACTGCGAACGGATCGCCGCGACCAACCCCTGCGGCGAACAGCCACTGCCCCCGGACGGCGCCTGCCTGCTGGGCTCGTTCAACCTGACCCGCTACCTGAAGGACGTCCCAACCCAGGTCGGTGGACCGGGGAACGCCGCGCTCGAATTCGACTACGATCAGCTGGTCGAGGACATCCCCCACGTGGTCCGCGCGATGGATAACGTCATCGACAGATCCGAATATCCACTCTACGAGCAGGAGCAGGAAGCGAAGACGAAGCGCCGGATGGGCCTCGGCGTCACCGGCGTCGCGAACGCGATCGAAGCGATGGGCTTCCCCTACGGGACCCATGACTTCTGCAACCGGCTGGAAGGGATCCTGCGGATCATCGCGGACCGCGTCTACCACGCCTCGATCGACCTGGCCGAAGAGAAGGGACCGTTCCCCGCCTACGGTCCGGAATATCTTCGCAGCGAATTCCTGGCGGATCCGGCCTTCGACAAGATCCGGAACCGGATCCAATATCATGGCATCCGGAACAGCCACCTCCTGTCGATCGCCCCGACCGGGACGATCAGCGTCTGCGCCGATAATATCAGCTCGGGCATCGAGCCGGTCTTCGCCTACTCAACTGACCGCGCCTACATCGGACCCGAGGGACCCGAGACAATCGAACTGCCGGACTACGGCGTCGAGGTCCTGGGCGTCCGAGGCCGGCGCGCGCACGAGGTTACGATCGCCGAACACCTGGCCGTCCTTCTGGTCGCATCCAAATGGGTCGACTCGGCCGTCAGCAAGACGACGAACGTCGATGCGACGGTCCCCTGGGATGACTTCAAAGATCTGTACCTGAACGCATGGCGCGGCGGCGCGAAGGGCTGCACTGTTTATAACATCGACGGCAAGAGGAACGCGGTCCTGACATCGAAGGACGACGACGACGACGCCAGCTGTCGTCTCGACCCCATCACCGGAAGGCAAGATTGTGACTGAGCCGAAAGACGACCCGGCGGGCGAGCGCTTCATCGCCATCGAAATGCAGCGATCATATATGCAGCAGATCCTCCGGGACTGCCACTCTTCGATCATCATCGCGATCGACACGAATGGCGAGATGTTCAGCGCATTTATGAATCTGAACCCGATCGAACGACGCGGAATGATTGAAATGCTGGGCGATACGGCGCCGAGCTTTTTCGCGATCGAGGAGGAGGGCGAAGACGATGACGACGACGGCGATTGAAAAGTTCTGGACTTTCGTCCGGGAACGTGAGACAATACGAGTCCGGAAAGAACGAGGCGACGAACCGCCCCTGACCGAGGACCCGAGAATGCGCGACTTTCACTTCCCAAACATCCGCCGGTCCGACGACCCCTCGACGGTCTGGCTCCACGGCGCCCTGCTTCAGCACCTGGATCGGCCGGAAGATATAATCCTGGCGACGGTCCTGTTCCGGGCCTTCGGCGGATCGGTCGCGACCGGCGAGAAGATCGCCTCGGTCTTCCACGGATCCGGCTGGACCGAGGGCCTATTCCTGGAGGCCGTCGGGCCCCTGAAGGCCCCGTTCAGTACCCGGATCCATCGGCACCTGCGGATGGGAACACTGGCGGCCGTCGCTGCCGCAGCCTGCGACGTGCGCCGTCAGATCGGGTACTGGCCCCTCATCCGGGGAGCGTCGCTGTGTGACGCCACCAGGGCCCTCAAACGGATACCGAAAATGGGGCCCGAAATGGCCTACGAAGTGGTCTGCGACCTCCGCCGGACGGTCGTCCTGCGGAACGCCGTCGACGCGCGCACCTGGGCCCACCCAGGGATGTCCGCCGTCCTGGCGGCCGGCAGGATTCTAGACGAAGACCTGCGCCACACGAGGCGCGACGACCGCCAGAAAACCCTGCTGCTTATGCGGGAAATTCTGACGACCTCCCAGACGGACTTCCCCGACTGGGAAATGAGCGAGATACACCGGGCCCTGACGATGTATCGTTTCTGGTCGCGCGACGCGGCCCCAACGAGGAGACACCGATGGAACTGATCCGAGCCCGCAACCAACAGACGGCGATGCCCAGCCTGCTCCAGGCGCTCTACGCCGGCGGCGAACTGGACGACGCCGACAACCTGATCATGGACCACCCGGTCCTGTTCACTTTCGAGGAGCCCCGCGAGAGGCTGATCTTCTGGCCGGGGATCCGACGGAACCCCGCCAGCGAACTGGCGACCGCGCTGAAGTCGCTGGAACAGGCGGAGGACCACCTGCCCAGCGCCGCGAAGGCGATCATGGACGGAAGCGATGGCTTCCTGTTCACGACCCCGCAGCTGCTCGTCCAGGCGAAGCTTCGCCACGGACGGATCGACATGCACTGCGTCGTCTCCGACGTAAACCCTTTCACCGGTGCCTTCGGCCAGCTGGGTTTGCAGATGTCGATCCTGCTGGAACTGATCTGCGGTCAGGCGAAGAAGACGGTGGGCGAGCTGACGATCCAGCACCAGAAGATCGTCCTGCCCAAGACCGTCGTCGAGCAGCTGCTGAAGCCGACGTTCGACAACATCCCGGAAGACCCCTACCGGAAGATGAAGCCCCGGAAGATCGACGGCCCGCTGGGCATCAAGGATCTGCTGGAGAATCCGGAAGAAGGCATGGGCAAGTCGAAGTGGATCCGCCACGTGGCTGGTCCCTTGCTGGTCGCCGGCAAGTCTGAGAGCGCTGCCGACGGCGCCAAACTTGCGAAGAAATGCAAGGCCGATGACTTCCGTCGCTCGATGATCGAATGGTGCGACGCGGTCCAGCAAGCCGAAGCTTTCCAGAAGGCCCAGGCAGAAGCGAAAGAGGCTGCCGGTGCCGAAGGATAAGTTCGCAGGTCTACAGATGCCGCTATTCTCCTCGCAGTCGGCGTGGCGCCCTCCCCGGTTGTGCGATCTGCCCAACTGGAAGGGCGCCGCGCGCGTCGCGATCGACATCGAGACGAACGACCCCGACCTGAAAAAGACAGGCCCCGGCGTTCGGCGCGAGGGATATATCTGCGGCGTCTCGTTTGCCCTACAGGGCGGCCGGGCCTACTACCTTCCGCTTCGACATTTCGGCGGCGACAATATGCCGCACGATCAGACGCTCTACTATCTGATCAGCCAGGCCAGGGAATACACCGGCGAGATCGTCGGCGCCGGCATCCAATATGATCTGGACTTCATGGCCGAGGTCGGAGTTCTGTTCCCCCGCGTCTCGCGCGTTCGAGACATCCAGATAGCCGACCCGCTGCTCTACGAACTGCACAACAGCTACTCCCTGGAAGCGGTCCTCGGCCGCTGGGGATACGAGGGCAAGGATGAAACCCTGCTCGCGAACGCGGCCAGGGATCACGGCGTCGATAAGAAGGGCGGCCTCTGGAAACTGCCGGCTCGCTTCGTCGGGCCCTACGCCGAGGGCGACGTCGATCGTCTCTGCGAACTGATCCAACGGCAGGAAGCCGAACTGAAACGCCAGGACCTATGGAACGTCTACGAGCTGGAATCAAAGTTGCAACCCATCCTGATGCGGATGCGGCGCCGAGGCGTCCGCGTCGACCAGGATAAGCTTGACCAGGTCGAGGCGATCGCGCTGAAGGCCGAGGTCGAGGACGCCAACGAGATCACCCGGCGGACCGGGATCCGGATGCTGGTCGACGACTGCAACAAGAAGAAAGTCACCGCCACAATCCTGTCCGCCCTGGGCGTCCAGATGTCGAAGACGGAGAACGGCCAGTGGCAGATCGACCAGGCGCTCCTGGAATCCATCGACGACCCAGTGGGGGACCTGCTCCTGCACGCGAAGAAAGCAAACAAGATCCGGACGACGTTTGTGAAGTCGGTCCGCAACCACATGACGAACGGCCGGATACATTGCACTTTCAATCAGCTGCGGTCCACCGGAAAATACGGCAGCGAGTCCGGCGCGAAGTATGGGCGACTGTCCTGCAGCGACCCGAACCTTCAGCAGCAGCCGGCGCGCGGCGAGTACGCAGGAATCTGGCGAGGGATCTACGTCCCGGACGAGGGCAAGAAGTTCTGGATGTCTGCGGACTATTCCCAGCAGGAACCCAGGATGCTAGTCCACTTCGCTGAACTGGTGGGGCTCGACGGCGCCCGCGCTGCGGCCGAACGCTACCGCGAAGATCCGGACACCGACAACCACGCGATGATGACCACGATGATCGACCCGCGCCTCGGGAACGTCGACCCGAAGGTGGCCGAGTTCGTCAAGGCGAGGAAGATCGCGAAGGCCATCTTCCTGGGACTCTGCTACGGGATGGGATCCGGGAAGCTCGCCGTCAACGTCGGACTGCCCGCCGAGACCCGGACGCGCGCGGACAAGTCCACCTACCTGGTCGCCGGCCCGGAAGGGATGGCGCTGCTCGATCGCTTCGACGAGGCCGTTCCCTACGTCCGGAATATGTCCAGCCTGGTTGAGAAGCAGGCGAAGAAGAAGGGCTACATCACAACCATCATGGGGCGCCGCTGCCGGTTCCCCGTCGACGCGAACGGAAACTTCGACTGGACCTTCAAGGCCCTGAACAGATTGATCCAGGGCAGCGCCGCTGACCAAACGAAGCAGGCGATGGTCGACCTCGACGAGGCCGGCCACGAGATCCAGCTCCAGGTCCACGACGAAGTCTGCCAGGGCGTCGACTCGATCGAGGAGGCCAGGGAGATCGCGCACATCATGAGGACCTGCGTCGACATTCGCGTGCCGTCGAAGGTGGATATTGAGATCGGGCCCAGCTGGGGCGAAGCCAATGAGGTCGACTAATGAGCCAGCCAGAACACGACTTTGCAACCATGCTGAAACAGCAGGACGAGCGCCGGCGCTGGTCCGCCGAACGGGAGAACGCAAGCGCAAGGTTGGAACTTGCAAGCCTCCGCGAGCGTCTAGCTGAAGTGCTTTCCCAACACGAACCTGTTGCAAGCCTGGGAATCGACCGCGACCAGCTGCGGATCGTCATCGACTACATTCGAAGCGGGAGGAAAATATGATGCGCGAACTCACTTGGCATCGTCGATTCATCCAGATGGCTGGGCTCGTCGCGTCGTGGTCGAAGGACCCCTCGACGAAGGTCGGATGCGTCCTGGTGAATCCCGATAGCCAGGTCGTCGTCTCGACCGGATTCAACGGATTCGCCCGAGGGATCGAGGAGCGCGCCGAGGTTGGCCTGGACCCGCGCTGGTACGAGCGCCCTGAAAAATATCAGTGGGTGGAACACGCCGAACGGAACGCGATCTACAACGCAGCCCGGTTCGGTCAGCCGACGCTCGGAACCATCGCCTATCTGAACTACGACCCGACCTGCGTCTGTTCAGCCTGCGCCCGCGCGATCATCCAGGCCGGCGTCGTCGAGGTCATAGGACCCAACCGCAACTTTCCAGGGAAGGGAATCCAATGGGAAGACGACCTGCTGCTCGCCGCTGCGATGCTGACCGAGGCTGGCGTGAGATACCAAATTGTGGAGGACCCGCGATGAGTGAATCCGGGATGCGGGGCGCCGTCGTCAAAGCGCTGAAACCGCTGAACGCCATCGCGGTCGAGAACCCCTGCCTCCCCGGCACGCCCGACGTCAACTACATCGAGGGCTGGATCGAATTGAAATGGCTGCGGGCCTGGCCGGTTAAGCCGGAGACGCCGGTCCGCTTCGATCACTACACCGTCCAGCAAAGGGTCTGGGCTTTTAAGCGCCGGAAGGCCGGCGGCCAGTGCTGGTTCCTGATCCAGTGCGGAAGGGAATGGATACTGCTCGACGGGATCGACGCGGCGATGCATGTGAACCGCGCGACGAAGCAGGAACTGATCGCCCAGGCCACGGCCTATTTTAGTTCTGGACTTTCGTCCGACGATCTGATAGCCTTACTGGGTAAGCGGCAATCTATATTTAGTCCGACGGAGGACGACATCAAAAGACTGCGGGAAACATCATGACTTCAATCGAATTTCTGAAGGCCTTCCATCCTGGACGGCCGTGGATCCTGACCGCCATCTCTCCCTCCCAGAAGGGGATCGAGACGATGGCCTTCCTGCCCGGCCAGGAAAAAGAGGCTGCTGCCTGGATCGAGGCGAACGATGGGCATCGAAACATTTACTTTTCTGTGGCGGAAGTCATTGAGCCCGAGAATAAAAAGGCCGGCATCGAGAACGTCGCAGCCGTTCACTGGCTGCACGTTGACATCGACGCCGACGGCGATCTGTCCGACGAACTGAAACGGATCAAGAAGCTGGTCACCACCGACCTGCCGGCCGGCGCGCCGAAGCCCACGGTCATCGTCTACTCCGGCGGCGGCTACCAGGTCTTTTATAAACTGGCCGAGCCCATCCAGATTCAAGGGAACGCAGAGGCCGCGAAGGAGGCCGCGCTATACAACAAGCAGCTGGAGCTGATCTTCGGCGGCGACTCGTGTCACAATGTGGATCGCATTATGAGATTACCTTTCACACAAAATATCCCGAACGCCAGAAAACTGGCGAAGGGTCGCGTCCAGGTCGAGGCCAAGGTCCTCGAGTTCACCGACGACGTCTTCGAACTGAAGGACTTCTCCCAGGCGGCGGACGTCGGGCGAACCAGCGACGCCGGCGACGTCCAGATCAGCGGGAACATCCAGCGCCTGGTCAACGTCGACGACCTCGACCAGTGGGACGTCCCGGACCGGACGAAGGTCATCGTCGTCATGGGACACGATCCCGACAACCCGAAGGCCGGCGATAACTCCCGAAGCGTCTGGCTGTTCGACTGCGTCTGCGCGCTCGTCCGCTGCGACGTTCCGGTGGATACGATCTACAGCGTTCTGACTGACCCAGGATTTCAAATATCCGAAAGCGTCATGGAGTCTTCGAACCCCGACCGCTACGCGAAGAAGCAGATCGCGTCCGCCCTGGAGGTCGCGGTCAGCGCGAACCTCCACAGGCTCAATCAAAAATATGCCGTGATCGGAAACCTGGGAGGGCGCTGCCTGGTCATCGAGGAAGTCTACGACGAGGCGATGAAACGCGACCGACTGGTGAAGCAATCGTTCACGGACTTTAAGAACCGATACCTGAACCAGTACGAGGAAGTGACCGTCGGCGACAAGGTCAAAATGGATCCCGTCGGAAACTGGTGGCTGCGGCACGCGCAGCGCCGGCAGTTCGACAGGCTGGTCTTCGCACCTGGGAAGGACATCCCCGGCGCCTACAATCTCTGGCGTGGCTTCGGCTGCAACGCCATCCCCGGCGTGAACCACGAAAGCTTTCTGGAACATCTGCACGCGACGGTCTGCCAGGGGAACGACCGGCACTACAAATATCTGGTGGGTTGGCTGGCGCGGACGGTTCAGCATCCGGATACCCCAGGCCACACCGCGATCGTCATGCGCGGCCGGCAGGGCACCGGGAAATCCTTCTTCGCAAAGCATTTCGGCAAACTGTTCGGCCGGCATTTCCTTCACGTCTCGAACGCCTCCCACCTGGTCGGAAACTTCAACGGGCATCTCCGGGACTCGATCGTGGTCTTCGGGGACGAGGCCTTCTACGCCGGCGATAAAAGACACGAGTCGGTCCTTAAAACTTTAATAACTGAAGAAACTTTAGTTATTGAGACCAAAGGGGTGGATGCCGAAGCGAGCCCGAACTACTGCCACCTGATCCTGGCGTCGAATTCCAACTGGGTCGTGCCGCTGGGCGCCGGCGACCGTCGCTACTTCATCGTGGACGTCGGCGAAGAATACACCCAGGACGTCAAGCACTTCGGCGCGATCGCGCGCGACCTGGCGGCCGGCGGATACGAGTCGCTGCTTCATTACCTGATGCACTACGACCTGACCGACTACAACGTCCAGGAAATCCCGGACACCCACGCGCGCCGCGACCAGCATGAGGAGTCGCTGGATCCGCACGAGGACTGGTGGCTGACCGCCCTGGAGGAAGGAATTCTCGGGGGCGAAGCCTGGCCGAACGAGGAAGCGCTGGTCCTCCCGAACGGCGACGTCGTCGATCACTACAATGAATTCACGCAGAACGAGTCGGCCCATAAGAAAAAGAGCCCCAGTGGCCTGGGCAGATTCCTGCTGCGGATCTGTCCGGATGGCTTTCCGGAAAAGAAGAAAGCGCGAGTCGATGGGCGCCCTGTCTGGGTCAGGACTTTCCCCTGCCTGGACGACGCCCGGAAGGAATGGGATCGGATCAGCGGAACGACGCGGGAGTGGCATGACGTTTCCCTCATGTCCCCCGACGACGATCTGCCCTTCTGATCCCAGGGCCCAGGCCGGCGAGGTTGCCGCTTTCGTCCGGCCTGGGCCAGTGCAGAAAATAGCTCAAGAAAACACTTTACTTCCTGGGCATGGTAGCCGATACTTATATCAGACCCAAACAGGAGGACCGAATATGAAGACCATCGAACTCACCACCCAGGCCCGCGCGGCGGTCCTGTCGTGAGCAAGAAATATCCCCGGCCGGCAGACGATGCGATCATGGTCTGCCGGACCTGCGAGAAGGAATTGGCGGCCGTCGATTTCGCGACGTCGAAGGTCCAGCCCGGCGGGACCAGAGTCCACTGCAAGTCCTGCTGGAAGGCGAACCAGAAGAAGAAGAAGAAGGGCGGCGGCGCGATCCACGAGGTCTGCGGCGGCCCCAAGATTCATACGCCGGTGCCCCTGCGCGGCCTGAAGACCTCGCTAGTAAAGCTCGCGGGGAAGGCCGGACTGGCCTGCAAGATATTCGTCCGGGGGATGCACGTGGCCACGGTCGCGGACCCGGAGAGTGGAAGCCGGGAGGCTGCTTATGCGGCGGCCTCCCGGTGGAATAAAACCTACCGCCGAAAGCTGAAGGTAGAATAATGGCCGATATAATCATGAGCCGGGAATGGGCGATGCCCAGCGGGAAGACTTTCACGATCCCGCCGATCCGCAGACTGATCGACAAATACCTGAGCGGACATAGCGCCGACCCGTTCGCAAACGAGCGCCGGATCGCTCGGGTCACAAACGATCTGGATCCGGCCTTCGACACCGACTACAACCTGGACGCGCTGGACTTCCTGCGGCTGATGCCGGACGACCACTTCGACACGCTCCTTTTTGATCCTCCGTATAGTCCGAGGCAGATCAGCGAATGTTATAAGGAGATGGATCGCGCGGTGAATATGGCGACGACGCAGTCCTCGTTCTGGTCGAACCTGAAAGACGAGATCACTCGCGTCGTTCGCCCCGGAGGCTACGTCCTGACTTTCGGATGGAACAGCGGCGGCATCGGAATCGGTCGCGGCTTCGAGAAGGTAGAGATCCTGCTGGTCGCCCACGGGGGCTGGCATAATGACACGATCGCAACGGTCGAGAAAAAGGTGGCCACCCAGAGCGAGCTGTTCGCCAAGGAGACAAAATGAAACTACTCGAAAACATTCCCGCCGGTCGTCTGGCGTGGTACGGGCTCGGGCTAGGGATCGCCCTGCTGGCCCTGTCAGGCAGCTGCGGTTGCGCGCCGTCCGCGTGGACCGACCTCGACCTCGACCCCGTCGTCATCGAGGACCCGACCGAGGAGGACCTGAACCGGGTCCCCGGCACCAAGCGCGTCCTGATGATCTGGACGGCGCCGACATCCGGAACCCCGGTCGAGCACTACGTCGTCGAGGTCAAGCCCGGCCGGCTGGACTGGATCTTCCGCACGACGACCCCCGACACGACGGTCAGCCTGATCCTACAGCCCAACGTCTGGCGCGTCCGCGTCGTCGGCGTCGACTCGCTGGATCGGCAGGGCCCCTACTCCGATGCCTCCGATCGGATCATCATCAAGGCGCCGGTCGATCCCGACCTGCCAGACATTCACGACCACGACCCGACAGGAGGAGAGCGATGATGCCCACGCCATATTACGAGGACGACCTGATCACGCTATATCACGCCGACTGCGTCGACCTGCTCCAACATCTTCCGCCGATCAATCTGGTCGTGACGGATCCGCCCTACGGGATGAACTGGCAAAGCAACCAGCGGAAATATGACAAGCACGAGATCATCGCCGGCGACGGCGCCCTGCCCATCGAGACGATCCAGAAGCTGATCGAGATGGCTTCCCACGGCGCCTACTTCTTCTGCCGCTGGGATAACCTGCAGGAGATGCCTCCGCCGAAGTCCTTCCTGGTCTGGGCGAAGAACCATTTCACCGCCGGCGATCTGGAACATTCCCACGGCCGGATGTGGGAGGGCTGCTGCTTCTACCCCGGACCCGATCACAAATTTGTGAGGCGGATCCCGGACCTGATCCAGGCGCCACGAGTCGCGTCGACGAACCACCCAACCGAGAAGCCGGTGAAGGTCATGGCGACAATCATCCAGGCGAACGAGGGCGACATCATCCTGGACCCCTACGCCGGCAGCGGAACGACCGGCCGCGCGGCGAAGGACCTGGGACGCAGATGCCTTCTGGTAGAGATCGAGGAGAAGTTTTGTGAAGTGGCAGCCAAACGGCTGGCGCAAGAGAACCTGTTCTAGGGGGACGACCGATGCGGAATTTCAAAACAGGAGCGACCCGCGACACCGACGAAGGCAAGCTGGACTTCGAAGGGTTCCTGAGCCCGATCGTCCTGAAACGCTACGCCGAGTATATGCACGAGAACCGGATCCAGGCGGACGGCGCGATGCGCGACTCCGACAACTGGCAGAAGGGGATCCCCCAGGAAGCCTACGTCAAGTCGGCTTGGCGTCATTTCTTCACATGGTGGACTGCATGGAGAACCGACGACGGCGGCGACGGGATCCAGGATGCCTGCGCCCTGATGTTCAACATCATGGGCTGGATGCACGAGGCGATCCTGAAGCGCGACATGGCGCTGACGAAGACCTCGTGGGAAAAGATCCGCGACGGACTCGCTGCCAGCCTGGCCGAGGTCGAGGGCGCCCCGTCCGGCCACGTCTCCTGGGAGGAAGTCAAGGCGCGCCACGGCATCGACGAGGGCCCGGACGGAGACGTCGATCCCTGGACCCGCCGGACCTACGGCGACGACGAGCAGATGATCTTCCACTGGAGGTGCCCCGAGAACCGCGTCGACAGCCAAGCGATCGACGACTTCTTCCGGGCCTACTTCCGGCGCCTGGGCGTCTGGGTTCCGGAGCAGGCGGACCTCTACTGCGAGCGCAACGTCGCCGCCGGGACCCTCTACTTCGGCATCTACAATCGGACCGTCTGGTGCGTCGACGACCAGACCCTGATGCGATCGCGCTACGTTCCGATGACCCCGGAGGAAATGGATGAGCGTCCCGGCAGCGTCGACCCGAACGAGGAAGACACGACGAAGAACGGCTGCTACGAGACGCCCGGGCTGCACCGCGTCTGCGGCGCGCCCGAGTGGCACGCGGACTGCGACTGCGGCTGGAGTGGCACCGTCACCTCGCTGATCCTCGACCAGGTCAACGGATCCTGCCTCTGCCCCGACTGCGCCGCGCCGCTGCTGGGCCTGGAGATCCGGATCGAACTCGACGACGCCGGCCTGCCGAAGCTGATGCAACTGGTCGAGCGTCTTTTCATGAAGCAAACGGAAGGCTAGAAAAATGAACGTCACAAAAGTCCGCGTCACTCGCGTCGTCGAACCGACCAGCAAGGTCGTCGGCTACGCCGACATCCTGCTGGACGACGTCCTCGAAATCAGAAGCATCCGATTGATCGACGGCCGCAATGGGATCTTCCCCGCGATGCCCAGCTTCCGCCAGCCGGGTGACGACGGGATCTGGACTGATTACGTGGTCCCCCGCGACGCCGATCTGCGCACCGAGATCACCG